AGCGAACGGGGTGATGGGTAAGGTTCAGTAGCTAGAAAGCTACCAACTCATTAAGGTATATAAGCTGAGGTAGACTTATATGTGATAATGATTTCTTACTGGATTATAATCATATACAAGTCTTCTTTAGACTATATAACTAATATTAAACTATTTAGTAATATAGAGGTAGATAGCCCCGTCGTATCCAATAATAAAATAATAAATATGGGAGAAGCAGGTAGACCAACAGAACTAACACAAGAACTGTTTGATAAAATTAGACAGTCTATTTTAGATGGTAATGATTTAAGAAAAACAGCCAAGGTTTGCGAAATAAATGAGGGAACTTTATATCAATGGCATAGTAAGAATTATTCAAACTTGACAGATAAGATAGAAGGTTGGAAAAGAGATAGAAAGCTAATGTTAGCAGAGAGAAACTTAGAAGCTATACTATGTTTAGGTGTTAGTGATAAAGATAGTTTAAAGGTTGTAAGTGATATGACAAAGTTTACACTTGAAACACTAAACAAAAGAGATTATAGCAAGAGAAATGAATTAACTGGTGCTGATGGAAAAGAACTACCAACACCTATAATTAAACTAGATGTTCAAGGAAACGACAGCAACGAAAAAGATACTAGCACTGACCAAAAGGATTAGAGCTGTTTGTGGTGGAACAAGTGCCTCCAAGACTATATCAATATTGTTATATCTAATAGCAAAAGCACAAAGCGATACCAAACCAACACTCACCTCGGTAGTAGCAGAAAGCATACCTCATTTAAAAAGAGGTGCTATAAGAGATTTTAAAAACATATTACAGGCTCATCATTACTGGAAAGATAGCAACTGGAATGCCACCGATTCAATATATACCTTTGAAACTGGTTCTAAAATAGAGTTCTTTTCAAGTGATAACGGAGATAAGTTAAGAGGTGCTAGGCGTGATAGATTGTTTATAAACGAAGCAAACAATAATAGTTTCGATGCTTTTAACCAATTAGAAGTTAGAACAAAAGAGTTTTGCTTTTTAGACTGGAATCCAACAAATGAGTTTTGGTTTTATACTGATATACTTGGTAAAAGAGATGATGTAGAATTTATAACACTAACCTATAAAGATAATGAAGCTCTTGATAAACAAATAATAGAAGCTATTGAACAAAGAAAGAATAATAAGAACTGGTGGAAGGTATATGGACTAGGGCAATTAGGAGAAGTGGAGGGAAAGATTTATAAAGACTGGCAAGTAATAGATGAAATACCACACGAAGCAAGGCTTGAAAGATATGGTTTAGACTTTGGTTATTCAAACGACCCAACAGCAATAGTAGCAATTTACAAATACAATGGAGGATTTATATTAGACGAGATTACTTATCAAAAAGGACTATCTAATAAGCAAATAGCAGACATACTTAATAACACAGACAAAGCCCTTGTGATAGCTGATAGTGCCGAGCCTAAAAGTATTGACGAGTTAAAGATACACGGAATAAACATTTTGCCATCGTTAAAAGGTCAAGGTAGCGTTAATAAAGGAATTCAGTTTATACAAGACCAAAGAATATCAGTCACTAAAAGAAGTATTAATATTTTAAAAGAATATAGAAATTATCTCTGGAAAACAGATAAAGACGGAAAGATACTAAATGTTCCTGAAAGTGGCTTTGACCACTCTATGGATGCTATCAGATATGCTCTTGATACTTATAACAACACTAATATAGAAAGTTCAATCTATATACCAAATAACGAATATTAAACAATATGACAAAATCAGAAATACAGGGACAAATATTATCTCTGTTTAAAGAAGAAATAACTAAATACGAAGAGGGTTTATTTCAAATATCTCGCAATAAGTCAATGAGAATGAGATACTTATGGGATATTATCAGAGAAAACTATTATGGAGTATTTAAAAAGGAAAAAGATGTCAATGGACAAGCCAAAGTCTTTTACCCATTAACAGAAGCTCTTGTATGGGAAAATGTAAAGAACATTGACATTGACACAAAGGATATTAATGTAAAGGCTAACAATCCTAAAATGTATGGAATAGCCAACCTAACAAGAAATATGGTTAGGGACTGGATGGAAAAAGAACAATTCGGACAACAAATTAATTCAGACTTAATGATATTTGCTCTTGATGGACACCTTATTAAAAAGAAAGTATTAGCAAAAGATGAATACACTAATAAGGACAGATTAGCAACAATAACAGTAGATATAAGAAACATATTCAAAGACCAACAGGGAGGAACATTACACGATAGTAGCTTCATAGAAAGAAGCGTTCAATCAGTGTCTTACTTACAAGAAGAGTTTAAAGGTAAATGGATTAACTTAGACAAGATTAAAGGAGATAAAAATATACCTGATGTTCATAACGAACAAAGGTCAGAAGAAGGCTCAACACCTGAAATAGATGTATATGAAAGATGGGGACAAATACCTATGTCTTGGATTACTGGAAAGAAAGCAGATAGTAATACTTGGGTAAATGGTAGAGTTGTTTGTTCAGGAATTATAAATGGTATTCCATTGGTTCACAGAGTAGAGAAATGGACCAAGGTAAGACCTTACGAGGAAGCTAAGTTTGAAGATGCCCCTGGTAGATGGGCTGGTAGAGGAATAGGTGAAAAGGTTATATACCTACAAATCTATCTAAACACTATTTACAATGTAAGAAGAAATAACAACTTACAATTAATGAACCAGTTATTCCAGTTTAGAGAAGGTAGTGGTGTTACACCTGAAAAGATAGCAAGATTAGTAGCAGGTGGAGCAATAGGAGTTCAACAAGTAGGAGATATAGCAAGAATAGACACAAGAAATATAAACTTTACTGAAAGTGTTAATGAAGAAAAAAATGTAGTATCAATAGCTAATAGGTTGGCTTCAAGTCAAGAGGCTTCAACAGGTGAAGCATTGCCAGCTTCTACACCAGCAACTAATGCTATTATTCAATCAAGGGCAGTAAAAACTTCATTTCAATTAAGACAAGAGAACTTTGGTTTATTCCTATCAAGATTATTTAAAAGACAGTTACTACCTGATTTTCACAAGATTTATAAGGAAAAAGACATATTAAGATTAATTGGAGAAGAAGACCAATCAAGACTTAAAAGGAAATTAACTAAGTTCTATGCTGATAAGATAATAGCAGAGGGACAACAAATTACACCACAACAAGCTGACCAAATAGAAGCTGAAATCAAAAGACAATTAGATGAAAGAGAGGATTTATTTGTGGAAATAGAGGACCTAAAAGACATTGATAAACTTGATATATCTTTCTTCGTAACTGATGAAACATTTGATAAGTCTACGATACTTCAGAACTTACAGCAAATATTAGTAAGTTATAAGAAATTAGCGACAGATGAAAATTCAAGAGTTATATTAAGAAATATATTTGATATAATGGGATTAGATAGCGAAACATTAATGAACAATATTAATACACAAGCACCAGCAATGGCAGGAGGAGAAGAACCCATACAAGCACCACAAGAGGGAGCAATGACAGAAGATGCTAGACTAACACAACAAGAGAATAGAATAAATACTAAGGAACAATCACTATGATAGATTTAAAAAAAAGATTAGATGAGCAGTCCTTTGAAAAATTAAGAGAATTAATTAAAAGAAAAACTGATATTCAGAATATAGATGAAACTAACATAAACACAATTAAGGAAGCTATCAATATTGTTAGAGCTTGGTTGGAAGAAGTCTATTTAATAGACAAACCATTCGTTAGCGATGATGATAGTGGAATTGATATAGAAAAAATCTTTAAAGGTTAAGATAATAATTAGTTATCACTTTAAAGAACCTTTTAAAAAAATGGGATACCAAACCTTTAACAATGAAAGCGAAGATGATGTAATTGACTCATCTAACGATGAAAATTACGACTCTGAAGCTGACTCATTAAGTGAAGATGGAGAAACCAATAACTCTGAAGCCGATGTTATTTCTAAATTAAAAGAGATAACAGGTAGAGAGTTTAAGGATGAAGAAGACTTTAAAAAACATTATAAGAACTTATCATCTTTTGTTGGAAAAAAGATAGAGGCTAAACCAAAATCTAATACCAATAAAGACGAAATAATTTCTGACTTGTCATTTAAAGTAGACCATCCTGAACTTAAAGACCACTTTGATATTATTAAAATGGTATCAAAACACAAAGGCATTTCTTATGACGAAGCTATTTCAGACAATATGTTTAAAGAAATAGTAGAAGTAAGACAGAGTAAAAAGGGTGAGAGCATTATTCACAGTAATAACAAAATCTCACCAGCTAATTCATCTATTAATAAATTAAAATCTAATGTTCATACCGAAGATGGCTTAGTAGCTTTCTTAAAGGAAACCTTAGACCAAGAATAGAGAATAGCGTGAGATTAACAACCAAACAAAATGGCTGATGTATTATTTAAGAGCTATGAGGCTATTGGCAACAGAGAAGATTTGACAGATATTATAGCAATGATTTCTCCAACTGATACCCCTATGCTTTCTCGCTTTGGAAAAACCAAGGCAAAAAACACTTTACACGAATGGCAAGCTGACGCATTAGACTCTGCTTCTACAACTGGTGTTGTTGAAGGTTCTGATGTAGAAACAACTGCCTTAACACCTACAAGCAGATTAAGTAATTATACTCAAATCTCTCGTAGAATGTTCCGTGTTTCAAAAACCCAAGAAGCTATTGACCACGCTGGTCGTGCTTCTGAATACGCATATCAAGCTAGCAAAGCATTAAAAATGTTAGCTAACGATATGGAAAAAACCTTACACGATGGAACTGGAAACTCGGGTGCTTCTGGAACTGCTCGTGAATTAAAAGGTGTTCGTGCTGCTATTACTACTAACATAGTAACTGCCGCAACTGGTTCAACAACTGCCGCTCTATCTCTAGATAAACTTAACGAATTGTTAAGAACTATCTGGGCTCAAGGTGGAAAACCAAATGCTATCTATGTAAATGGAACTCAAAAAGAAGCAATAGCTAAATTATCAACTCCAATTACTAGAAACATTGACGCCGCTTCTAAGAGATATACTAATGTAGTCAATGTATTTGATTCAGCTTACGGACCATTAGATATCATCTTGGATAGATATGCTACAACTTCTGAATTGTTAGCTTTACAAGAAGACCAATTCAAAGTAGCTTTCTTACGACCTGTTAGTATTGAAAAATTACCTAATAATGGTGGTGGTGAAAAAGGAGTTGCCGAAGTAGAGTATACATTATCTTGGGGTAATGAAAAAGCTTCTGGTAAATTAACTAACTTAGCTTAGTTTAAAATAAACAACTTAATAAAATAATTTGTTCCCGTTTGGTATATCAGTTCACGCCGATTATACCAAGCGTGGCGTGAAAACAAATATGCCAATAGGTATTTATAAACATAAAAAACACACAGAAGAAACAAAAAGGAAAATGAGCAAAACAAGAAAGAGATTAGGAATTATACCACCATCAACTAAAGGAAAGATAATGTCCGAATCTCAAAGGAAAAAGATAAGTGAAGCATTAAAAGGAAATAAAAATAATTTAGGAAAAGTTTGCTCCGAAGAAACAAGAAGAAAAATAAGTGAAGCACAAAAAGGAGAAAAAAGCTATAACTGGAAGGATGGAATATCATACCAGCCATATCCTGACGAGTGGACAAATAGTTTAAAAGACTCAATTAGGGAAAGAGATAAATATACTTGCCAAGAGTGTGGAATACATCAAGACGAGTTAAATGGCAGATTTAAAAAATTAGATGTTCATCACATTGATTATAACAAAGATAATCTAAACCCAGACAACTTAATTACATTATGTAAAAGTTGCCATTCTAAAACAAATAATAATAGAGAATACTGGATAGAATATTTTAATAACTAAGCAATATGAAAAAGACAACAACAGTTACGAAAGTAAAGCTCCTTAAAGTTAAAGGTAGTAATAACTTACAACCAATGTATAATGAACCAATGTTAAATTGGTTAGCTAACGACCCAGACCCAATGGGAACACTTGATAAGATTAAGAAGCAAAATCAAAAGAAAGCAAGAATGTCCAAAGATAACCCTGTTAAGTTAATGAAAGAGGAAATGAACGACGAAGAGTATATTAACTTTTGGAAAGACCTAAACGATTTAAGAAAGTATTATGCTGTTGAATACTTTAAAAAGGGCAAGAAGTTAAAGAAGGATGATTTAGCACACTTATATTACTTGCCACAAGTAGTATATAACTATAATTGGAAATATTGGAAAAAGGTTATACAAGAAAAGAGATTCTATGAGCATCCAGAATTTATGGTCGTTGATGTAGATGACATAGAAGAAGACAAACCTAATCTTAAATAAATGAAGATATTTGTAATGCCAATGGCAAATGAGGGTTGCTCTCATTATAGAATAAACAAGATTTATAAGTTAATGGGAGATAGCCAAATAATATTCTTTCAAGATAAAGATTTAGAGTCAGAAAGGTCTTTAAAATATTTAGAGGAAAGCGATTATGTATTGTGTAGACAATACCACGATAAAGCCATTTTAAAAGTATTAGACCCATTATTTAATCATCCTGATTCAGCAAGGAAAAAACCTTTAAAAGTTATACTTGATATGGATGACGATGTATTTAACATTGACCCTTATAGTGATGCTTATAGAGTTTTTGGAGTAAAGGAAGTAAAGCACGGCAATGAGTGGTTATGGAAAGACGGAGGCAACATTGACATAGAGGGAAATAAAGAATATCAAAGAAGTTTAAAGAGCTTTCTAATGAGAGCTGATATAGTAACAGTTAGCACCGAACGATTAAAACAAACCTATTCAAAGTATAACAAAAACATAATAGTCGTTCCTAATTCAATAGACCCTAAGGATTGGGTAGTTCCAAACTTTAAAGAACACGATGAAATAAGAATAGGTTGGACTGGTGGATTAAGTCATTACTCCGATTGGTATGATATAAAAGACGATATTAAAAGAATAGCAGATGAGTTCCCACAAGTTAAGTTTGTTATAGGGGGAATAAAGTTTGATGGCATATTCAAGGATATAAACCCTGACCAAGTAGAATATTGGGGATGGGTAGACGCAACAGGACACGGATATAGAGTAGCAATGATGGACTTAGATTTAGCAATAATCCCATTAAGAAAGAGTGATTTTAATGCTAATAAAAGTAATATAAAGTTTTATGAGTTTAGTTCGTTAAAAATACCAACTATATGCTCAAATGTTCCACCTTATAGCGATGAAGTCCCAGAAGACTGCTTAACAAATAACTTTTATGAGAGTATTAAATACTTTATAGAGAACAAAGACAAGGCTAAGGAGATAGCCGAAAGAAACTATAATTGGGTAAAAGAAAATAGAAACCAAGAGAATATAAGCAAATGGTTATACGAGCTCTTACAAAAAC